TGATAGAAAATTTACTCAACTAATTTATACTGGTGGTGCAGGTATTGTTTCAATAATTGTTGCATTAGTATCTATGCTTAGATGAAACGCTATCTATTATTAGCATTACTACCTTTGTTAGTTAATGCTGAACCTATAGAAACCATATCTACTACTACACAAACTGTTACAACCAATGGTGAAATGACTACTACAGTCAAACAACCACCTCCCTCTGCAATATCACCCCAAATAAGCACAGGTTCTGGTGATTTATGTACTGTTGGTGTAGCAGGTGCTGTACAGACTCAAATCTTAGGTATTTCAGCAGGAACTACATTTACTGAAGAAAACTGCGTTAGATTAAAAAACTCTAAAGCATTGTACGATATGGGAATGAAAGTAGCTGCTGTATCACTACTTTGCACAGATAAACAAATCTTTAACGCTATGATGATGGCTGGTACACCTTGTCCATACAATGGATTAATCGGTGAACAAGCAAAAATTGGTTGGGATAATCACGAGGAAAAACCTTATGAAAAACCTAAAGAAGAAATTACAGCTACTGAAGCCGCTGGTCTTGGCGGTCTTGGTATCCTTAGTTTCTTATTCTTACTCTAGTTATTACTACGGAGCATCCAATAACGCCGCAAATAACGGACTTTCTTGGTCAATGGGTAATATCTTACCTGATTACAATAATCTTGCCGTAAATGGCGTATTTTATCGTTACACACCAAACAAGATAACAGAAGATGATATGTTGGTTAAGGTGCAAAATCTTAATCCTAATGGCGGTTATATCTTTCAAGAAACAGATGATTGGTCTGGTAAGCCTGGAGGTATAGAAATTAGAAAGGTTATTGGTCTTGAATACATACCTAAAGAGTTATGGGGTGATGGCTCAATTACAGTAGAAGGAACTGGCACAATAGAAAATCCTAGCGTGGTGTATAGTTATAGATATGATGATAATTGTGCTACACCTTTAGACAATCCTTTATGTCCTGGTTATGCAGATGCAGTTAGAGAATTAGTTAAAGATGAAACAGTAATCGAAATATATGACGCTTTAAAAGATGACAATGCCAAGCAAGAAGATACTGAAGTGGATTACGAAGAAGAAGAACAAAAGCAAGAGGATGTCGAAAAAGACGACAGGCTTGAAAGAGCGTTGGCAATTAATGAAGAAAGTTTAGATATAGGTAATTCATTAATACAATCACAATTACTACTTGCTATGAATAACTCTATACAAATGCAAACATACTATGCTCAGAAGTTAGATGGAGGCGTTTACAAAGATAGCATTGTGCTTAAAGATAAGAACTTACCCGACAACAAATATAGTGCAATTCTTGATTTATCGGAAGATATGAAACATAATGAGCTAGTAAACTTGCAATACAGGAGAATAAAATGATTAAAGAGATTGCATTAATTGGAATAGTTGCAATAACAACTTATGGTGGGAGCAAGTCTGCTTTTGCCCTAGATGTTCCAATATCAGCAGAAGTAACAGGTTCTTGCATTATTAGTGTAGAAACTAATGGTACATACGGACAACCTAATGCTTACAAGTTATCTACTGCATCATCAGATGGCGGTCAAATGCCAGTTACTCGTGTTGATGTAACATTAGCAGATGCTTATAAAGTTAAATTTACACCACCAGATAGTTTTAGCTCATCTCCCACATTGAATGATGTAGTTACTTTTACTGGTGATACAGAAATACAAGCGGTATCAGATGCTACTGGTATGGCTGATTATGAAACCAACAAAGTTGAAACAGGTACTGTTGATGAATATGAATTGACTGCTACTGGTTCTTCTTGGTTTAAACACTCATCTACTGCAACAAATGGTGGTGATCGAGCATTTCCTAGTGGTAACTATACTGCTTATGTAACAGCAGAATGTATCGCTTTATAATCTTATTTTTAGCGTTTGGTGTTCAAGCACATCAAATGTCGCCAACATATCCTGAGTGGACACCTAGTTATATGGAGGACATATATAAAACTAGAGTAAGAATATTTAACAAACGAGAAGATGTTAAGTATTTTCAGATTGGTGTATTTGATAAAGATTTTAAACCATTGCCATTTGTAACTCAGTATCACTTGCGTGGTGTTCTGTTTAACTCATACGCTACATTTGATATTTACATAAACAAAGATGTAATGAAAGATGCTACTTATGTGTGTTCAGAATCTATGCTTACTGATGTTGTATCAAGCGGTGTAGTGTCTAAGATATGTTCAAAATTCAAAAGTTAATATTTTTACTACCAACTATGGCACTAGCAAACAATTCACTTAACCTGCAAATGCCAAATCCATATAACAACTATAGTTATGATGAAGTACGATCTACAGACAATATGTCTTGTAAGAATGCTATTGGTGGCTCAGTAAACTTTGAAATGGGTGTTACTGGAATTATTAACAATGCAGATACTATATTTGGCAGTCCTGATCCTACAGTCCCATCTACAAAAGATATAGGTGTTTATGCTAGAGTAAACATACCTCTTAACGCACCTAAAGAAAGAGTTAATTGTAATACTCTATATCAGTTAGAACTGGAAAAGAAAAGACTAGAAGTTATGAAACTAAGACAAGAGTTAAAGAATTTACAGAATCTTAAGTTTGAAAATGGCAAAAAAGATTGATATAGAAGCAGCACAGGAAAAAGTAGCAAATGCTAAGCTCAACTTATTTGGCTTCAGTTTTACTCCAACTCAACTTGGACTTGGACTATCGCTCTTGGGTACTATTCTTGGTATGTTGTATGGTGGGTTTGTTACTTATCAGAAAATTGAAGCGTTAGCTGGATTAGATATTGAAGCGTTTGAGAACAGAATGAATGTAATTGAGGACAAAGCAAAGTCAATTGATGATAATATCTATGCAATTAAGGAAGATTTAAAGAATGACATTAGACGAGTTAGTGATATTGTTGATGATATTGAGCGAGATACTAAAGACGACTTAAGAAACTTTAGACTCGATATTAAAGAAGTTGAGGATAGACTCAATGATAAAATGCAAAAATTTTTGGATAACCCTTTAAATGGATAAAGAAGTAGAAATTAAAAAGATCGAAGAAGAATCGATGGAGAACTCTTGGAAAGATGAGTTTATTGTAATGGTGTTTTCATTACCTGTAATAGTTAATTTTATTATGCCAATCTTTACAGAGATGACAATGATGGAAGCGTGGCTTAATTTAAAAGAAGCACCAGAGTGGTACACAACAATTCTAACTGTCCTGGTCCTGGTTATATTTGGTATGCGTAACTTGGTTTATAAGTTAGCAGATAAACTATTTAGTAATGATAATGGGAGCAAATGTAAAAAATGCCAGTAATTAAATGTGCCAATGGAAATTATAGAATTGGAAGCGGTAAGTGTATTTACACAACAAAAGCAAAAGCAACTTCTGCATATAAAGCATATTTAGCCAAGAAAGGTATGAAAGAAAGAAGGCAGAGAAGGGGTTGATTATTATTATATAATGTGCTAAATCGGAGAATACTATGACTTACAGAGAAATTATTAATGCAGTATTACTAAGACTTCGTGAACAAACGATTTCTACTGATTGGTCTGGTAATATCAATGATAGTAATGTTGTAACAGATTATCAGAAACTGATCGGTGCATTAGTTAATGATACAAAGCGTAATTGTGAACAATATCACGATTGGTTAATTTTAAGAACATCTGTTGATGTTACTACTGTCAATGGAACAAGAGCATATTCGCTTAGCTCTGGTCAAGAAATCAAGATACTAGACGCAGTTAATCAAAATACTGGTCATCAATTTGTACAAGTATCTAAAAAATATATGAACTCAGTTAAATACCCAAGTGCTAATACTGGTGAACCTATGTATTACTCATTTGCTGGTAAAGATTCTAGTAATAATTTAAAGATTGAGTTTGAACCTGTTCCTACAGAAGCACACACAATTACATTTGATATTACAAAACCACAAGATGAGTTGAAACTATCAACAACAGAATTATTGATTCCAGCACAACCAGTTATATTGGGTGCTTGGGCTAGAGCTATTGCAGAACGAGGTGAAGATGGTGGAACACAATCAGGTCTTGCAGCACAAGAAGCAATAGCAGAACTTAATAAAGCAGTTATTCTTGACAACTCTAATATTGAATTTGAGAATGATTGGTATGTATCAGAAAGACAATTAAATGGCTAAATCATTAACTTATAAACCATTAAACAATGTTGGTATAAATGGTTTAAATACACAAGATAACTCTGCGTCATTAGAACCTGCTTGGCTGACTAAAGCAGAAAACATCATCTTGCAAGAAGGTGGTCAGATTTCATTTCGTAAAGGTCTAAAACAAAAAATATTAGCGACCTCTGGAAAAGTTAAAGGAATCATAGAGTCAGAAGAAAAAAATAAGATATTTGCAGCTGTTGAAGATGATGATGGCAATGCTTATATGTATGAAGTTGATTTTGGTGATCCAGACAATCCTTGGACACAACAATGGGATACAACATCAGATACCGCAGATTGGCAGTTATTTGAATGGAATAGTGATATTTGGGGATTTCAAGATGGTAAAGACCCAATAACATACGACTCTAGTGCAGATGCTGGTGCTAGTGCTAGTGCTTGGTCATTACAAAGAAGTATTAC